GTCTCGTAGTTTTCTTTAGCTCTTCTTGACATAACCTAACTTAATATCATACTTGATATCGTTTAAATTTAAAACACCTTTGTCTAAAACATCTTGAATAGTTTTAATACCAATATACTGTTCCATACGTTCTTTGTTCTTAGCAGACATAGGAACTTTATCAGTGCGTTTTAATTTTTGACTTGTATCGTATGGGTCACGAGCAGTAACCACGTTACAATAATTGTTAGGTTTAGGGATGTCAACTTTAGTTTGATAACTTCTTCGCATATCACTTTCCTCTGGCTCAATAGCCTTTTCAATTAACAACTTCCACAACTTGCGTTGTGAGTCTTTGCGGTCACGGAACTGTTTTACTTTCCGCTTAGCATGTAGATTATAAATATCAACTGCTGCATCTTGTTTAGGTATTCATCTCAGAAAAAATATCAGGGTCACCTATACGAGGACAGTTTACAATCTTATTAAGATCTTTCATCTTAACCTTAACCACCCTCTGAAAGTCAGGGGTGGTAAGGCATAGAAAGTAATACTCGTTATGCTGCTTGTGCATACTCAATAGCTTTAGTCATAGCACGGTTTTTCAAACTCGCCCTAGCTCCGAACCAAGCGTTATGCATTGCTGCGTCACGGTCATGACCCCACTTATGGTCAACGACGTAAGTAACTGCGTTAACAGCACCCCACCAAGTACCCTTAGAACTTTTAAGGTTAGCTCCTGGCTGTTGCTCAAGGGCTTCATATACTTTATAAGGGGTACGTTGAAGTTTCTCTAGAGTTTCAAGTCTAGTTTCAATAGCTTTAGTTTCACTAGTCTTAGCACTTTCAAGTAGTATCTTTTCTTGCATAGCTAGTTTAGGTTGCATAACGTCAGCTATATAACTTACAACTTTATTTTCGTTATACTGTTTACTACTGAGGAACTCAGCGCTTTCTTGATACTCATCAAGACGAGTACTAGCCAAGCCTAGAGCTTTCTCTGCGGAGACGATAAGGTCTTCATCAAAAGCTTTAGTATGTGGCATTTTAAAAGCAGGTTGACTCCTGTCAGCTAAAGCCATAGAAAGAGTATTATTACAAACTACTCTAATAGGTGTAAACCTAATCTCGTTAGACTTACCCCACTCATGAGACACGGACACTAGTAAGTAGCCCTCAATACGGTCGTCACCTGGAAGGGTGAAGCCGTCATTGATTTCTGCTAGTCCCCATACTTGTCTACCTCCTCGTAACGAACCTGCGGTATGCATATTCATATCGCCAGCCTCCGTAAACTTTTTAAAGAAAGTAAACGCGTCTGCATTCTGGGTAGGTATGAACTTAGGTCCACACGGTCCTAGAATACTGTTATCACTATCGCGTACTAGTACGGAATAGTCGTCGGATATAATAAGGTCGTCAGCTTTCTCACTGTCGGCATTATTATAGGTAAGGATGCTTCGCTTACTAACCGTCCAATTAAGGTTAGCTTGTTTCAGCATTTCTAGTGGTGTCAAGTCTGCACCGACTTTAACACCTAGCCCATGCCAAGGTACTTCCCCAGCGTAAGCCATGGTTTCTATATTATGTGCCATAGTTTTTCTCCTATGTTGTTTGCCTACTAACTTAGTAGGTAAGTATTAGTATACGTAGAATTATTAGTGATTATAGGATGATCTAAACGTTCCTATACTTCTTTAACATCTCACGTTTTTGCCTAGGAAGGTAGTCTTCCCAACAACGTAAAACGATCAACTTTTTTTCGACTTCCGTAAAAGAGTTCCATTCCCTAATTTCTGTGGCAGTCCTACCACATCCTTTACAGGTGCGAGTCCCCCACTGAGTAACAGTACACATGCCAATGCAAGGGGAGTCATGAAGACTAGTAGTTTCATGCAGTAGCTTTTGTGTCATGCCTGCTCCTTATGAGTCTGACATCTCTTTCTTTGAGCCAGTTTCTCATCATGTCCTTACGTTCTATTTTACTAAGATTAGTATCATTAAGTAAAGCTTTGTTAAACTCAGTATATGTTTCGTATCCTCTGTAGTAATCCCCTGCTCCTAAATGATTGAATCTAACAATCTGCCAAACACGTTGTTTAGACATCTTAAACTTAATACCTATATCTTCAAGCGTCATATCTGTGTTAATAGTTAACATAAATATTTCAAAATACTTAGCCCTTAATTTATCTCTATGCGACATTAAAATACTCCCTATAATTTTTAACAGCTTCACCCCAGCTTTGACCTATCTCAGCATCAACTTTATTAGGTACAACTAGAGGAACACAGTCTGACATTATTTCAATTATCTTCTTACAAGTTTCTACTGAATCAACTGAAATATCTAACTCATCATGTATTTGAGTATGAGCTAAAATGCCTTCTTTATATAGTTCTACCATAGCCTTTTTAGTCATGTCTGCTGCTGAGCCTTGTATGAGTCTGTTCATCGCTTTATACGTGTAGGAACGTTTAATGTCCTGACCATATTTTTCTAAAGCTTCTGAATAAGGTAAAGGCATACTACCGAACTCATATCTAGGTTCATATAAATTAAACCTACACCTACGTCCTAACACAGTAGTTATGTATCCTCTATTAGCTCCTAGCCTAGCACACTGGTCGCGTAAACCTTTTATAAAAGGTACTCGGCTATGATACGTATCAAACAGTTCCTCAGCTTCCTGAGGCGATATATCTAGCTGTTTAATTAGTTTGTCCTTACCCATACCGTAACTTAACCCTAGATTTATTATCTTAGCTTCCTTACGACTTATGTTAGCCATATCAGCCACTACCTGATGAAAGTCTGCATCTTTATTTCTATACGCATCAACTGCATCGTCTGCGCCTTCTTGTTCAGTTTTATAAGCATAGTGAACGGTAAGTCTTGGTTCTTGTTGAGAGTAATCAAAAGCTCCCCAGTGCATACCTTCTTCTGGTATAAAGATACTTCTTATCAGAGGTCCTATCTCATCGTGTCTGGCTGGCACTTGCTGAAGGTTAGGTTTACTGCTACTGAATCTACCAGTAACTGTACCACCACGGTCACTGCGCAAAGGATGTAGTTCCCCATGTATTCTACCGTTGACGTTATGGTCAAGTATCATGTTGTCTATAAAAGTAGTTCTGGCTTTATTGAGTTGCCTAGCCCTAGCTATGTCCTGACCTAGTTTATGCTCGTGTCCTTCTAACCAACTAGAAGTAAAACTAGGTGCGTTAGTTTTTTGTGTCCTGGGATAACTTAACCCAGCTCTATCAAACACAGTAGCAACTGATGCTGCAGCCCATAGATCAGGTGCTACACCGTGCTCATCATAAATACCCTTGAGTATTTTATTTTCTTCACTTTCTAGTTTCTTACTTATTCTTTGTGCTTTTTCTAAATCAACACGTACACCTTTCCACCGCATGTCTAACAATATAGGTATAAGTGTAGTTTCTAATTCATATATCTTTTCAGCGCTTTCTTTTACTAGTAATTCTTTTAGTATCCCCCAAAGTTTTAAAGTGAGTGCTGCATCTTGCTCAGCATATGGTCCAACATATTTAGCAGGTAGTTTATACATCTCACTTTTAGGATTCAACCCATAAGCTTTAGCTGCATCCTCTAATAGGCTTTCATCTTTTACTTCTCCTACGTACCTATTACCTAACTTATTTAATGAGTAACCGTACTGATTCTCATCAACGAGTGGCGCAGCAAACATAGTATCGTGAATCTTACCTTTTACTTCAACACCTAAACGTCTAAGCCAACCTAAATCATACAGTGAGTTATGAAATACTTTATCGTTATTATGGCTAAACTCTTTATTCATCCAGTTTATAATGACTCGCTTGTCTAAATTACCGCCACCTAAATGTTGAATGGGTAAGTAGATAGCAAAGTCTTCAGTAGCTACTGCTATACCTGTTACGTAACCTTTATTCTCAAAAGCCCATGACGGTCCATGAGACATGAGTAACGGATCGTAAGTTTCTAAGTCAATAGCTACTTCTTTATAGTTAGAGAGTTTAGGTAAGGAACTAGGTGGTACCCAGTCGCTATCACCCACAAACATACTACTCTGCATGTTCGTTTCTTAACTCCTGATGTAGACGAGTAGCATACTCTTCAACCAATAGTAGGTAACAACGTAAATCACGTATGTCATCTAATATACCTGTAGAAGACATATCATCAAGTATAGCGCCAAACACATCCCAATGACAGGCTTGAGACTGATTCTCTATCCTATCAAACTTACGTGCTAACATCATAAAAGCACCAACACCGCCACGCTTACGCCAACTATCACCGTAACTTTTCTCGGCACGTTGAAGCTGAGCAATATCACGCATAGCTATCTTTTCTATTTTATCAAAGTCCGCAGACATATTATCTCCTATTAAATTCTATTAGGGCAAATATTTTGTTTACCATAATAACACCACTTACATTTAAACTGTGAGGGTTTAGCAGGGAACTCAGTAGCTGTGGTCATATCTACTGCCCTTTGATTTAAACGCTCACGCTTACCATCCACTGTAGGTTTATCGTATTGATACCTATCTAGCTTACCATGGTCAAGATACCACAACTCAGTAGTTATAGTTTCTAATTCAGGTAGCCTTTCAAATACTACACTCGCATAAAGCTCACACTGTTCTCTATGCCCTTCTTGGTTACCATCGTACCGACCAGTTTTAAAGTCAATAACTCTAGCATTGTTTTCACCTTCAATATGTACAAAGGCATCTACTTTAGCTCTACCCCATGTATCAGTATCGAACCAACCTGTAGGTTTCCACTCAGTATCAAAAGCCCAATCACCCTCACAAAGTACATGACCTTTTAAGTGAAGTTCTTTTAATAAATCAAAAGCTTCTTCAAAGTCGCTAAGTTGTTTAGGTATCTCATCAAAACGTCCACGGATATACTCTTCACATAACTTATGAATATCTTTACCTCTATTCATAGCTTTATTTCCAGGTTCTTTAATACGTTGTATAAACGCATACTGTGCTTTCTTGGGACAATCTTCAAACGTTTTTAGTCTACTATAAGACCACTGCGGTATGTTGCTCATTCATTTTTCCTTATTAGTTATAGCTCTATTTAACCAATCGTAGCCAGCAGTAGCCCAGTCTGTAGCTGAACAACCTTGAACTTCGATTAGCGCTTCATCATACTCTCCGCTCTTATATAAATGCCAAGCATCCTGTAGAGGCACTGCCACTTCATAAAAGAAGGGGTCAACAAAGTCTACATCTTGCATTGGTGCACGTCTCATAAACCTACTTAGGTCTATTTCCCATGTTTCTATATCTGTATTGATTAAAGGATAAGGATTAATAGCTTTATTACTATAAGGATTAGCGCTATTAAACTGACTAAAAAAATCAAAAGCATCTTGACTTGCTAGTTCATCATACATAGGGTTGAACACATCTGTGTATGCATGTAGGCTATCACTTACTTGAGTGTATGTACCTATTCCTACGTCTATACCATAAGCC